CACTTCCTCCATTCCTCTGCTATCTGCTTCCTATCCTTTGCCAGGTCTATCGTCCTCTCCCCTCTCGGAGCTATCACTACTCCGGGAACTCCCATATTTTTCATTATGGCGGCAGAATAGGTGGAAGCCTCGTGGTCAGTTACCACCTCCCTCAATAACGTCCGGAACGGGCTATACCCTAATCGAATATTATGCGGGTCGTCCAACGGACTGCGGAAATGGATAACATCCTCCTTCGGAATAAAAGTCTTATCATTATCGCAGATATACCAATACCCTGAGATAAACTCCGAACCATCCTTTCGCCATGTCGGGGTTATCATATCATTACTTACCCCCCATAACTCCACGACTTTCCCCAGAGCACTACGAACCTTCAACCAATAAGCATTGCCATAAACCATATAATTCCCAATCGCATTCGCTTGCAATCGGGTTGAAATATCATCCGCATTCGGGTTCTGTAATAAACTCAATAAGGGGTGTTCTGTGATATTTTCTACCACTCCACTCTTGGTATTCTGTAACACATAGGGGGCTTGTGGAAAATTCCTTACCGCCCATGCAACCGCCGAATAAACTAGCGAACCCTCCAACGGGTGTCCAGCATCCGCCTCCCAATCCCGCTTCGTTCCCGGTAACCAATCACCGCCCCAAGTGGCTCCTGCTCCCCATTCATTATTGGTACTGCCTCTCCCTACTGGGAACCGATATGCCGTTACGGCTGCTTTCACTCTCTCTGTAAATCTCATTAGTTTGCCCCCCATCTATTACCCGTCGCTAACTGGCTAAATGCCCCACTCATGGCGTCAACCTGGTCGTCGTGGATATGCGGGTTCGGAAATGCACATATCTCCATGAAAAAATCGTAATTCCACCCCGCCTCCACTACCGATACGTTCCCTCTATTCACCTGTGCTGATAGAGGCTTCGCCCTGTGCCATTTGCTACTTACCGCTCTTTGCCCTTTCGCATCAAACCCAAACAACACCTTGCGAACAAAGTTATCAATCGTGAACACTCCGGATGCTCCACCCTCCTGCTCTACGGTTGTGCTCACATCTCCGAATAATTCCCTATCATCTAACGCCGTCTGTTTTATTAAATTCTCAATCGTCATGGGAGTTCCCCTCTCCCTCTGCATATCCAATACATAGAGGCTATTATGCACATCCTTCCCCATTAAACATCCTGCCGTATAATCGGGGTCAGTACCCGGCTTCTCCAACGTCGCCGCTAAATCCCAGAACCTCACTACCTGTACCATTTTCTCTGGGATTTCTCGCCTCTTAATTATAGGGAACCAAAGCTGCTTGAAAAGGTTACCCTCCAAGACCACATCCCAATCGCCGAGCAATAATTGTGCCCTGGTCACGGGGTCGAGGTTATCCAACATCAATCGGTATTCCTCTTGGTCAAGGAAAGGATTATCCTCCATCCTCGCACGAACGAATATTCTATCGGGGCGGCTCCCTGTAATGAAACGCTGTTTCACCCACTCATGCCCTACCCCCCCAGGATTGCTGGCACTCCGCATCCGGAGCGGTACATTACTTCCCTTCAACCGCCTGAGCCTTGAGAAAAGGTAGCTGTACATCCCTAGCGAAAACTGTGTCAGCTCATCATATCCCACAAACTGGAACTCCGAACTCTGGTATCTGAACTTATCATTTTCACTATCTAAATATCCAAAGCTTAAAGTGGCTCCGCTCGGGAAGTGCCAAGTTTTCGTGCCTTCACTCCATCGGGCATCTGTCCCCTGTAACCACTCATGAGCACGGGGCATCAACGCACCGGGTAGCGACAAGTCCGTATATGTCCGTCTAAAGATTATCGCGGCATACTTCGGCTCATGCACATAACGGAGAGCCGCAGCGAGGAGAGCATCCGACTTTCCACCTCCTGCTGCCCCGCCGTAAAATACTTCCGTCACATCCTCCAAACTATGGAATGCCGCTTGCCTCACCGTTGGTCGGTGCGGGATGTACTGAATATTCCAGGGAAGCAGTGTCGTTGGTTTCTGTTCCGAAAGCACCCGATTCGCGGAGTATTTCCAAGATGGAAATAGTTTCGGTGGGGCTATATTCAGGTCGCTCATTTGTTGTCCTAATCTCCACAGGGGTATCCTTATCCCCTGCAATCACAGTCCTATCCTTCCTACCATACGCCTCCGGTATCCTCCGCTCTAACCACCAAGCAGAGGCTTGCCATGTACCCTCCGATGCCGCCTTTAACACATTCGCCACATGGTGTACCTCGGCTTTGTTAATCGCTCTCTGCACCTCCCTCTCAAACTCCTGGTCAACCTTCAACCAGTTATACAAGGTCTGGTCTGAAATCCCCGCATAACCGTATGAGGCTTTAAGCGTGTTCCCCGCCTCCAAAGTCATCACAATACTCCGCTTTGCCGTCGCTTTCATTTCCTCCGTCATACGCCGCCGTGCCATCTCAAACCCCCTTAATTGGAACGCGAATTATCGGGTTATAATCCATTTTCCGAAC